TATCACTGGTTTTAGTTAAGATAGTGTGCCAGGTTCGACTCCTGGGTCTGCTAAAAGACGCTGATGTGATAAGTCAGCAGCGTGTCTTATTGTTCCGAACGGTAGCGCAAAGTAGGAGACCATATTGAAGTGCATTACATCAGGCTGGTCCTGCTAGACATATAGGTAACGCTTGCAACACAGCGTAGATTCCGATGGTAGTGTGTTTCAATATGGTGACATAGTATAATTGGCGTGTACGCTTCCCTCATAAGGAAGAATGGTGTTGGTTCGATTCCAACTGTCACTACCAAATTTATTCCGCAGAAGCAAACACGGTGTGGGCAGAGGACTGTTAATCCTTGAAGCTTGGTTCGATTCCAAGGTGCGGAGCCAAACATAGCGAGTGTGGTGGAATGGTATACACAGCAGACTTAAAATCTGCCGCCGAAAGGATTGAGGGTTCGACTCCCTCCACTCGCACCATATTATAATACATTGCTTTACCTGGAGTGCGGTCACAGGACATCGAGTAACTTGGTGTGTTAGCCGTAGTAGTGTGTTACAATATGGAACAGGCGACTGATCACCGCAAACCCCAAATTCACTAACACATGTGTTAGTAGTGGGAAGGGGCAATGTTTGCAGAGACCTCGGCAGACACTATATTGAAGTTTACTGGTTCAGCCAATCCCGGGAATAAAGACGTAGAGCGGTATGGTACTCCGCATACAGTGAACTTCAATATGGTAAATGCGCAGGCTGATGTGTAGTAGCTGGTTATACAGATCATATGCCCAGACCATCGTTAAGGGTAGCGTCAGGAAACTGGACGTAGCAATGTGATCAAGCCGGAGATCAGCACCGGCTGCCATATTGAAGCAATTTCAACGTTTGTATCAGGGATGGTTTAACTTTGGGGACGATATTCCCCGAGGGAACTGAGAGATTACTTCAATATGGTAAGGTTCGAAACTTACGATAACGGAAGAGTAGTAATTCTAGATAAAACTACTCAAGGCACAAATTGGCGAAGATAGAGCGGATCTTCCCTTGCTGAACCTGACACTGGGAAAGACTAGGAATGCATTCTTAGCTCAGCGGTAGAGCAACGCCCTTACAAGGCGTGGGTCGTAGGTTCAATCCCTACAGGATGCACCATATTGAAACGCACTAGGAAAAGGGTATCGACGGCTACTTCTAGTTAAAGCGTTAATCACTAGACGAATAGTGCGTTTCAATATGGTAAATGCGGGATTAGTATAATGGTATTATGACAGCCTTCCAAGCTGATGACGAGGGTTCGATTCCCTTATCCCGCTCCAAGAATTTAGGATGCTTGCAGCAAATTTATATTTTATTATTGGAAATAAAAAACAGCATCCTGTTATATCGCGTTCGTATAATGAATAATACGCTGGTCTACGAAACCAGAAATATAGGTTTGATTCCTGTACGCGGTACCATTTTAAAAACATACTGACCTATGCCCACTTTATCCCATCCAGTTATTGGACCAAATCGTGGTTAAAGGTGCTCAGGGGCTAATATAATTAGGACTGAGTGAAAATTTGTCGGCAGTGTGTTTTTAAAATGGGCTGATAGTGATAATGGGAGCACAGTGGCTTTGCAAGCCTCGGGTCGGGGTTCGATCCCCCGTCGGTCCACCAGTTTTAGGATGCTAACAGCAAATTTTTATACACTAGACTATTAATCTAACCAGTAAAAATGCATCCTGTGATATGTTGGGGGTATAACTCAGTTGGCTAGAGTATCGGACTTTTAATCCGAGAGTCGTGAGTTCGAGTCTCACTACCCCTACCATTTATTAACCTAATATAGACTTATTAGGTGTGACCTTAGTGTAAAGGTTTAGCACCTCACTCTGTGAAAGTGATAGAACGGGGTCAGTACCCGTAGGTCACCCCTAATAAGTTTAAAACGCCGCGGTAGCTCATCAGGTAGAGCAGCAGACTGAAAATCTGTGTGTGGCTGGTTCGAGTCCAGCTCGTGGCACCAACTAATTTGTGTTATAATACGCACACAAACAAAGGAACTTGAATGAAAAAAGCAATTTTCGCAGCATTAGCTGCACTAGCTACATCTGCTGCATTTGCAGCAACGTTTTACATAAACGGACTGTGGTATGGCACTGTTTGTCGTAGTGGTTATTACTATACTGTTTATCCGTCGCACATGGCACAGCCTGTTGGAACCACATGTCCAGTTCGAGATGTTTACGGTAATATTATTGGTTACGGTGTAGTGACTAGCGAATAATTTTAATATGCGATTGTAGCCCAATTGGTAGAGGCAATAGCTTGAGGGGTTATGCAGTAAGGGTTCGAATCCCTTCAATCGTACCAAGATATCGACGCTGTAGTGTAATGGGAGCACGTTATAAACGGTGATCCTGCCAAGGATACAGACAGCAACTTTCTTTTTCCTCTGTTCAAGGAAAGGTCCGAGTTCGAATCTCGGCAGCGTCGCCAAAATAAAAGGATAGACGGCAAAATTGAGTCCCTGATAGCGTAGTACGCTATGGAGCGTATGAAGTCAGCAGTCCGCTGTCAAGGTAGTTAAACTCTTTTGTTCGAGACACCCTTGCGAGGCCTACTAACACTAGGATAGCAAGCTTCCTAACTATTTTCAAAATCAACTCAGAAATGTGTTGACAAAGTGTAGAAAAAGATATATAATACTACACATACGCTAACAAAAAGTTAGCACTGTTCATTTAAAATTTAAAGAATAGCATTTAGTCCCTATAGATTACGTTGGTTAGATCATCACCCTTTCAAGGTGAAGAACCGGGATCGTCGCCCGGTAGGGACGCCATATTAAAATGTACTTCGGCCTATATAACCGCAACCCGGCGGGGACTTAGTGAAGTATATAATACACGGTACTTAGAGCGTAAGGCACTCTAGGGGAGTACATTTTAATATAGTTTTGCGGAGTATTGGCCGACCGGTTAAGGCAACGGATTGCAGCATATTTGCTAAATAGATGTATGAAAACATCTAAAAAATATGATTGGGTAGAAATACAAAAAGCATACGATTCCGGTCTTTCTCAAAGAGGATTAAATGAAAAGTATGGAGTTTCTACTAGAACTATGTATACTGCTGTAAAAAACGGAAACTTAGTTTGTAGATCAAGAAGCGATGCTGCCAAGGTACATAACTTAACTAAAGAGCCGGTTAAACATACTGAAGAGTTTAAAGCAAAACAGCGTAAACGCATTATTGCTCGTTACGAAACTGGATGGATGCCTAAAGCAGGACGTTGTAAAAAATACAAATATGTTTCGCCTATTGCAGGCGAAGTTTATTTAGATGGCACATGGGAGTTAGCTGTAGCTAAGTGGTTAGATTATAAAAAATATATCTGGACCAGAAATACTAAAAGATTTCAGTATATAAATTTAAAAGGAACAATAAGTCATTATGTTCCGGATTTTTGGGTAGAAGAATTAAATAGTTATTTAGAAATTAAAGGTTACGAAACTGAGTTAGATCGTTGTAAATGGTCTCAATTTAACGAACCTTTAATTGTTTGGAAGAAAAAAGAGTTAGTAGAACTAAAATTAATATAGTGACGTGGATGAGCTGGTTTAAATCAGCACCCTGCTAAGGTGCCGCCCCCAGTAATGGGGGCCGTGGGTTCGAATCCCACCGTCACTGCCAGATAATTTCAGAAATGGGTGAGTAGGTTCGATTCCTACATACTCCGCCATTTATTTGGGCTGTTGGTATAGTTGGGAACACAGTAGCTTTGCAAGCTTCAGTCATCGGTTCGATTCCGATACGGTCCACCAGAATTCTTGTTAGTTTAATAAAAACGCTACGCAGCCAGCGTAGAAATACTGATACAGTACAAGAAACCAAACCCATTCGGGATGGGAACGTCGGGTTAGGAAGCGACGTAAAACAAAAGAATACGTGAACGCAGAATGGACGGTACGAAAAGCCGTCGCTGGAGACATAACCAGCACGAACCCACCTTAGGGCCCGTTAGGCGTTAACGGTTATGCTGCGACAGTCGCGAGAGTCCCTTCCGCAGCAAGGCGTCCGAGTTGTAGCCGTAAGCTACTGGCGTAATTACACTGACTGGCCGTAAAAAACTAGTCCCCGTATAAAGTAAGCGGGCCTAACTTGCTGACACAAGGTGCTTTTACTGGTAGTGTGTCCAAGGTTGCAGAAAGAGCAAGGTGCGCTTATCCGTACTAAGTTAGACTCTACCTAGCAACGGCGAACGTTTTAATGCACCGTTAGCTCAATCGGGAGAGCACAGCACTGTCACTGCTGAGGTAAGGGGATCGAAACCCCTACGGTGCGCCAAGATTCAAGGAAGGTCAATCAGATTGGCGACTGAAGCGGTCTTGAAAACCGTCGAGCTAGTGACCCTAGCCTTAGGAGTTCGACTCTCCTACCTTCCGCCGAGCATAGGATGCTAACAGCAAAATTTACTTATATAACCGGTTGGTCGTAGGTTCAAGTCCTACCTTCTGCGTGATGCGTGGAAGTAGCTCAGTTGGGAGAGCAGCTGGCACTCGAGTAATGCATCCTGTTAAATTTGTGTTATAATAACACTATGTTGAAATTGCTTGTTACATTACCCAAACAACTAACTGTTGCGTTTAGCGGCGGTGTCGATAGTGTTGCAGTTGTAGATTTCCTTAGCCGCAAACATGATGTTAGCTGTGCATTTTTCCATCACGGGACTGCAAACAGCGAACAGGCATTTCACTTTGTAACTGAATTTTGTCGTCAACGTGATATTGCACTGTTTATGGGTATAATGACACGAGAAAAAGATAAAAAGACAAGTCTAGAAGAGCATTGGCGTAATGAACGCTATCGGTTTTTAGAAAGCCTCGATACACCAGTAATTACTGCACACAATTTAGATGACTGTGTGGAGACCTATGTATACAGTGCGTTACACGGTCAACCGAAAGTTATACCTGTAACGAGAAACAACATTATTCGACCCTTTCTCACCACTCCTAAACGTGAATTTGTTAGCTGGTGTCAGCAACGAAGTATCGCATGGTGTGAAGATATAAGTAATCAAGATACAAAGTACATGCGTAACTATATTAGGCATGAGATTGTCCCTCGTGCGTTACATGTTAATCCAGGACTGCATAAAGTAGTTCGAAAAATTATTGAAAATAAGCTGCCTCTATAACTCAATTGGTCAGAGTGGCGGCCTCATAAGCCGTAAGTTCCTGGTTCGAGTCCAGGTGGAGGCACCAAATAAATAAGCGGGTGTGGCGAAATTGGTAGACGCAGCAGGTTTAGGTCCTGCCGCCGCAAGGCGTGGGGGTTCGAGTCCCTTCATCCGCACCAAAGATGTAGTCCTTGTAGTTCAACGGATAGAACAAGTTCCTCCTAAGAATTAGATATCAGTTCGATTCTGGTCAAGGACACCAAAAAGAAGAATGTTATGACTTTACGAACTTTTACAATAGACGAAGCTTACATTGCAGACGTAACAGTGCGTACAGAGTACGATTACGTTAAAGATAGAAATAACCTCACTAACGAAGATCTTATTAAAATCTTAAAAGGATATGATAAAGGTATATGCATATCAAATAAAGATCACGATGAGTTTACTCGTTTGCGTAATCAGCTAGAAGAGCTAGGCTATATCAAAACTGAACGAGGCTGGTGGAATGGAGATCGTGTATTAAAATCATTTAAGCTAAATGAATGGACATTCCGTAAAGGACATCGATTTCCTAGTGCAGGAGCAATGCGAGTAAGTATTACCTGTGCTCGAAAATATGGTTGGAAAACAATTTCAGATTTATAAGGGCCTTTGGTGAAATGGATATCATCACTCGCTTCGAACGAGTAGTTAGGAGTTCGATCCTCTTAGGGCCCGCCAGAACTATTGACATAGTTACATAAGAATGTATAATTACTATGTGACTGTGAGCAAATAGGCAAAGCTCTGCAAACACACTGTAATTAGTGTCAGCAGGATGGGTTCAGTTATTAACTACCTATGCAGGTTCAAGTCCTGCCAGTCATACCAAACAACTTAACTAAGTAAAACATATGAACAAACCGACATCAACTTTTAGGCTTTCTAAACCGACCAAGACGCTGCTAGCCCTGGGTAAGTTTAAAACTGCTGACGCACGTAATCATTTCAAGCGTATGATGATTGACGCAGAGCTTGAAGCAAGTAAAAAAGTTAAGTCCGAAAAAACTAAAGACTAAATAGAAACATATTCCCCAATAGCTCAGTTGGTAGAGTGCCGGACTGTTAATCCGTTGGTCCCTGGTTCGAGCCCAGGTTGGGGAGCCAATTAACATTTAACACATAGAGGTAAAAATGGCAAAAGCAAGTTCAGGTTCTAATCATAAAAGCGTAGTTAAAACTACCTGTCAAAACGGCGGCAAGACTAGTACAATGACTAAGACTGGCAAACGTAGTCACAAAGCATATCGAGGACAAGGGCGTTAAAAATGGCAGGTAAAGGTTCTAAGCCTCGTCCATTTAGCGTGAGTCAAGCAGAATATGATTCACGATGGGATGCAATTTTTTGTAGAGATCTGAAAGAAGAAACTATGACCCCTAGTGTTGAACAAATGAAAAAAGGTACTTGCGGCTGCGGTCGCAGTCCAACTGGTGATTGCTGCGGTTGGCATAGTCTAACTGAAGAAGCATTCCAAGAAAAACTTCGAGCTTATGAGCTCGAACAGTACAAGAACGAAGCTAAGGCATTATGGAATGATAGTTGCACTTCTGAACGTTCTAAATAAATTTAGTCAAGAAAATGCTTGACATGTGGTGAAAAGATAAATATAATAGTAACAGTTAATAAGAAGCCCTTTTAGCTCATTTGGTAGAGCAGCTGACTTGTAATCAGCAGGTGGTCAGTTCGAGTCCGACAAAGGGCACCAAATTTAGGATAGGCGCAGCAAAATTTAATACTATGGATTGCTAATAAATACCTCGAAAGAGATTTTACTAGATAGAGGATTTTCGATATTTGCCTCGATAAAAACTAAAAGTAGATAACTATCCTGTTAAAACCCGGTTTACACTTTTGCGTTAACTAAAGTGGGTATTGTAGTAATCCAGAACTACACGGTGCATAAGGTCTACCGCAAGGTCCGCTTTACATGGACGACTTGAAAAATTCTTAGGTTGACGAATAGCTGGACCAAACTACAGTAACGTGGACAGAGTAACAGCTCAGTTTAAGGCTCTTGTGGTGAGAGTAGTTAAACATTTTAATAAAACACACTGAGTAGCTCAGATTTGAGAGCACTAGCATAGCAAGGGGTCGTAAGTGTGTTTTATTAAAATGCGGGTGTAGTTCAATGGTAGAACTTCTGCCTTCCAAGCAGATAGCGTGGGTTCGATTCCCATCGCCCGCTCCAAACATTGCATCCTTAGCTCAGCGGTAGAAGCGTCGCCCTTACAAGGCGAATGTCGTAGGTTCAATCCCTACAGGATGCACCAACTTACAAGGTGTTTATGAAAACTTTAATTAGTGATAATGGTGGCTATAAACTGTATGCAGAGCTTGTTAAGCCAATGCGAGACACAGGTCAAGTACAATTGAAGTTTTCAACACAATGGGAAGGTTCTAAAAACCCAGAAGAGTTTCAAAGCATGTTCGAAGCAATGCTTACAGCAGAGGAACTCGATAGGCTAAAGAACTTACTGTAAAAAGAATAAATCTCGGTGAGGTGTTGACGGCGACACACGTGCTTTGGGAGCATGAATGGCAGATTCGAGCTCTGCCACCGAGACCATAACTATAAATACGTTAATGAAATCATTTAACGATTATTTAACTGAAGAGCATAACCGAAAGACTTACTTTCGCGGGACTAACAATCCTAAAGAAGACGATCTGGTAAAACGTAAAGAGCTACGTCCTTCGCTTAATCATGTTACTAACAAACGAGAAATTGGAATATCAGTAAGCGACGTTCCGGATGTCGAAAAATATTTTGATTACATGTACAAAATAAGTGGCGTAGAAGTAGGAGAAGGGGCAGACGGAGAACCGTTGCTTGATCCAAAAACAATTAAGTTTGTTAAGTGGGTTAAGCGTTAAATTTTAAACAATATTTTATAAGGAGATTATCATGCGATTATGATTTTATAAGGAGCATGATATGTCTAGAACATATAAAGACCAGCCGAGTCGAGTTACACATCCAGAAAACGAATGGCGTTTCGGTGTTGAGCGTGTAGATTACACGTTTAAAGACAGCGAGGGCTACGAAGTTACATGGTTTCGTTATCTTGACTTGCCAGGAGTACATACTAAGAAGAAGCGTTCTTACCGAGAACGACATTGGATGACTACTCCGATGTGGTGGGTTCGACTGATGATGAATCAACCTCAGCGTGTAGCAACCAAACAATGGGAAAAGAAAGTAGTAAAAGTTAGAGTCGAAGACATAATCGATCTGGACACCCCTAGCGTAAGCAGGCGTCCTCACTGGTACTATTGGTAATTTATAGGCACTGCAAGGTGCCTATTTCACTATATGCAACACATTAGACGCTAACGCATAGCCAGTCAACTCTGCCTATTTGGCTGCTGGTCTATGCTATATACAGTAGCTATAAAAGGAGATTGATATGACTACTTCGTTGAAGAAAAAACCACTTCAGTTGGTCAATAATAGGTCCGGTGAACGCTGGCTATGTGATGATTTTTCCACTGTTCGTAGTGTGGACGGTGTAGATTTTGTGGAAGTCTATAAAGAGTCCAGTACAAGAAGGTTTTGGATGAATAAATCTGTCTTAGTAAAAGAAAAGAAGTTGACAAGCAAGTAAACTTACACTATAATAGATACATGTTAAGCAATTAACACTGTTCTTTAAATTTTTAGGCTAGGTGCAGCAACTACTACATTAAAGTGGGCCTGGGCATATAATCTTAGGATTATCCGGGCGAGGTGAGTTTGTATTCTCACTCGAAACAAAAATGCAAAAACTAGCCTGTTATTTTGCTACTACAACTGACAGAACTGCCGAACGGAGTTGAACATCAGAAGAACGTGTAGCATAAAATGTTTTTAGGATGGCTACTGCAAATCAAAAATTAAAGCCGTAAATTAGTAGATAGAGACCCTACAGTAAGTTTTTCGAAACTTTCTTTGCCTGCAAAGACTCCTAGGAAACTAATGACATGTTGGAAAGACAGCATATGCGCTAGGGCAGACAAACCTTAGCTAGGGTCTTGAAACTGAACCAACATACAGGGGATTAAGGAGACCAGAAAATAAATTACTGTTTCGACCATCCTGTTAAATTAAATTAAGTTGAATGCTAACAGCAAACTTAAAAAATCTCAAATTGAAACTTTGATCTAAAAACGCATTCAGAAAGGAAAAAACAAATGAACGCTTTCGTTAACGCAATCCAAGAACAAGAAACTGTTACTACAAACGGTATGAAGGCTCGTAAGAGCACTGCTGATTCCTGTGTTGATCTGTTTTTCAAGATCGGCGCATCAAGGGGCAAGAACATTACAGCAGAGTTTACTGCTGCTTATGTACAAAACAGCGATTACGCATTGCGCATTGCACAGTGGGCAAGAGATGTCCGCGGAGGCGCAGGTGAGCGCCAAATCTTCCGAGATCTACTAGTCCATCTGGAAAAGCGTGATCCGGATGCTGCACTGGCTCTGCTAGGCAAGATTCCGGAAATCGGACGTTGGGACGACATCTTTGTATTCAAGACTCCGGCGCTTAAGAGCGCTGCATACACTATGCTAGGCGATGCGCTTCGCGCACAAAATGGCCTTGCTGCAAAATGGTGCCCGCGCAAAGGGCCGGTTGCTAACGAGATTCGTGCTTTCTTTGGCATGACTCCTAAGCAGTACCGCAAGAGTCTGGTTAATTTGACCAAGGTTGTTGAAACGCAAATGTGCGCCAAGGATTGGGATAACATCAACTTCAGCCATGTTCCGAGCCAAGCATCTAAACTGTATCGTAAAGCATTCCATCGGAACACTCCGAAGTTTGCAGAGTACGTTGCAGCCCTTGTTAAGGGAGATCCGAGCGTCAAGGTTAATGCAAATGCAATTTTCCCGCATGATGTGATCAAGGGTGTCGGTGGGTATGGTTGGGATAAGACTCAAACCGATCACGTGATTGCACAATGGAATGCATTGCCTAACTATGTCGGAGAAGCAAACATTCTTCCTCTAGTTGATGTTAGCGGCTCTATGAGCTGCCCGGTTGGCGGCTACAGTAGTGGTAGTACTACCACTTGCATGGACGTTGCAGTCGGCCTTGGTCTGTATCTTGCAGATAAAAACAAAGGCGCGTTCAAGGACTCGTTCCTTACATTCAGTGCTTCTCCTCAGCTTGTTACTCTAAAGGGTAACATTGTGGAAAAGTTGGATCAAATGAAGAACAGCGATTGGGGTATGAACACCAATCTACACGCTGCATTTGATAAGATTCTTGCCACTGCAGTCAAGAATCGTGTTCCGCAAGAGGATATGCCAGCAATGCTGTTGATCCTTAGCGACATGCAGTTCGACGCATGCATCAAGCACAACGACAGCGCGATGGAAATGATCGAGCGTAAGTACGCTAGCGCAGGCTATGCTGTTCCTCAAGTTATTTTCTGGAATCTTAATAGTTCAGACAACGTGCCTGTTAGGGCAGACAAGAGCGGTGCAGCACTGGTTAGCGGCTTTAGCCCAAGCATCATGAAGTCACTTCTTGCTGCAAACCTTGAGGAATTTACTCCACTAGGCATCATGATCGAAACAATCATGAATCCACGTTACGATCTGTAACACAAATGGGCCCTTCGGGGCCTATTTTTTTGACTATCTTTAATCAAAATCTATTTTATTTGTAAAGAACTGTGCTATAATAAATACATAACAACGCAAAACGATAGACGTTTTGCTAACTTCTTAGAAAGGATTTTTCTATGTCATCTACTTTTCTTATCAGAAAAGCCTATGCACTGTCAGCAATCGACAAAGCTGGTAAGCGTGTTTATTACGATACCGACGCCCATTCTGGCGGATACCCGTACTGGAGCTGGGTCTTTAATCAGTACAAGACATTCGACTCTTTAGATAAAGTTCCTGTATTCGGGCCTAAAGATTACATGGATTACATGCGTAATGATGTAACTTGTATCGAAGTACTCGAAGTTAAAGTACAAGCTAAAGTGGTCAGTTCAACCGAGCTAGTTAGCGAAGCTAAAGCAAAAGCAATGGCCGAGATTGATAAAATTCAAAAAGAACTTGCACTTAAAATTGCCAGCCTGGAGGAAATGAAATGAAAAAGTACGACACGCTAGTTTATATTTGCAGGGCGCAACCCTTGCACAACGCACACCTTGAAATTATTCGTCGAGCTACACAACTTGCACGACAACTGATTATTGTTGTCGGCAGTGCCAAGCAGCCGCGCACTTACAAAAACCCGTTTACTAGTCTTGAACGCGAACAAATGATTCGTGCAGCTACTGGCCGCATTGGAGATCAAACGTGTTCAATTCGAATCGAACACAATACTGACACTATCTACAACGACCAGGCTTGGGCAGGCCGTGTACAAGAGCTTGTAGCTAAACACACTGCTGGACTAAAAACTACTGGAATTATCGGACACGACAAGGACTCTAGCACGTTTTACCTTAAGATGTTCCCGCAGTGGCAGCGTGAAGAAGTTGAGCTGATCGAGCCGCTTCACGCAACTGATATTCGAGACTTGTATTTCCGCAAGGACTGCAACACTCGTTTCTTGAGTGGAGTTGTTCCTAACACTACCTTTGAGTTCTTGGAGAACTTCCAGCACACTCCTGAGTTTGCGCAAATTATTTGCGAGCGCGAGTTTGTTGCTGCTTACAAGAAGCAATACGAGAGTTTGCCCTATCCGCCGACCTTTGTTACTACAGATGCAGTAGTTGTTTGCTCAGGCCACGTGCTTATGATCAAGCGTCGCGCAGAGCCCGGACGCGGACTTTGGGCACTACCGGGCGGGTTCTTGAATGCAGACACTGACAAGAGTGTGCTAGATTGCGCAATCCGTGAACTGCGAGAAGAAACTGGCATCAAAGTTCCTGTACCTGTGCTGAAAGGTAGCGTTGCAGACAACCGGGTGTTTGACGCAATCGAGCGCAGCACGCGGGGCAGAACGATTACTCACGCTTTTAAGTTTGTTTTGCCAGATGGCGAACTGCCCAAGGTTAGAGGACAAGATGATGCAGAAAAAGCACGATGGGTTCCGATTGGAGAGCTAGATAGCTCTGTGTGCTACGAAGATCACTATGAAATGATTTCTTACTTTATCGGAGCCTAACATGCACTTTGTTGAACGATTGATGTTTGCTGCTGTTGTAGGTAGCGTAGTTGTTGGCACTATTGTCGGCATTGTACTCGGTTACGTGATTTTCGGATAATATATTATGAACGAACAGATTAAAGAACGCTATCTGCTTCGATTTCGAAGGAATGAACGGGATTACAGCCCAGATCAGGCAAAAAAGAAAAATGCAGATATTCGCAAAATTGTGATGACTGACGGCCCAGAAGAAAACAGAATTGCTATCAAGGCTGCTTGGAAAGAACACTTCGGAGTTAAAGAATGAGCTGCTTCTTTGGCTGTATTACCTATGGTACAAATCCAGTAACAGGTGAACGAGTTTGGTATAATCGTTGTCCGAAGTGCAATAGTAAGTTGGATCGTTGAAATTTAAGGATAAAGCATGAACGAACGAATTTATGAACTTGCCAAAGAGGTTGGGCATTATGTTAAAACATATTGGACTAGCGATGACAACTATAAGACGCTGGCCCAAACGGAACATTATATGAAAGATCCAGGTTTGGAAAAGTTCGCTGAGTTGATTATCAAAGAATGTATTCAGTTTAGAACTGTGTTAACTCAGTTTGACGGCACCACTCCTTATGGAGATGGATACGAAAACGGTCTTAGAGATATGGCTGAAGTTATAGCAGAACATTTCGGAGTTGAAGAATGAACAATAATATACCAAAAGTTGGTGATACAGTCAGAATCGTTAGCATTTCTTTTGACTCATTAGATCAAATGTTTTCTGATCCCAACAACGAATTCTACGACGAATCCGAAAAGGGAACGTATAAGCAATATGTAGGCAAAGTAGGCATTGTTGATTATTCTGAATGTAATAATTACTTTAATTGTGTATTTGTTTGCGTAAAATTTGCGAACGATAAAGTAATCACTGTAGTGTCGTATGATGTTAGGAAGACAGATGACGACCCAACAGACATTGAATTTCTTCCTACCGATAATATCGGTTCTGATGATGAATACCTTCCACTGACGGAAGAAGAAAAGCAATTTGCAGATAAAGCAGTTATGGCAATGTTGTCGGCGGGTAAATTTGCTCATAGTGACAGTCGAGATATAATGAATAAGGCAATTTCCTTATCCATTTGCCGTTCCAATATGTATAGTATGTTATGGGATAAAACTTATCACTGATGTATGAACGAACAAATTGGAAAACTATTGAGTCGGTCCGGTGGTGAATTTTATGAGGGATTTTTAGGTATTCCTAATACTATCAGATTTACCGAGGATGAATTGAAAACTTTCATCGAGTTGATTGTGGAAGAGTGTGTTAGTCAATGCTGGACTGTATCGGAAATCGAACATAAAGGATATGTTATTTCTGAATGTTCTAAAAGGATGAGAAAACATTTCGGAGTTGAAGAATGAAAAACTATCACGAAATGATCCAGTACGTATCGGATCAAATTGAAAACGGCACACTGCGATATGAGGGGTGGGTAGTAGCAATGCTGCTGTCAGAATCTTACGGTGTTACCCGCAAAACCGTTCAAGAAGATCTTGAGTTTGAAAAGACGCTACGATGGGAAAAGAAGAAAGAACAGCGCCGTGCCGAAAGCCGTGCAGCACACGAGCAACGTAGGCTAGCTAATCTTGCAAGTAAATCTGCCTCCTAACATAGAAAGTGTGTTATAATAACAGCATAGCAGATAGACTGCTATGCAACACAAACTAACAGATAAGGATTTTATCATGCCATGTAGAGATTATTACGACTATCATCCTGAAGAGTATTTTAAGAGTGTGACCGAGCCTGCGCTCAAGAAGCAGGTAGCTTTTGCAGAAAGCGCACTATGCGCAGCTCTTGCCGCGCTCGAACATGTTGACAGTCTTGTAGAAACGGTAAGCCCTAAGCAAGGCGATTATTATAATTGGCTAAACTTTGCAGAAGCAGGGATTTCTAAAGAAGAACTAGTTAAGTGGCACAAACGCCACAAGATCCTTGACGAGAAGCATCGCTCCGAAGAACGAGAAAAGAAGCGTGTAGAGACTTTGAAGAAATCTGCATTGTCTAAGCTTACCGAAGAAGAAAAAAGAGTATTAGGCGTTAAGTAATGGGCACTCTAAATTGGTTTTATTTGATTAACTTGGCTTGTGTTTTCTTCAGCTGGCATGTTGCACAACGCTGTGAACAATACAGCAGAGGTTGGTGGTTTAATATGATCGCAAGTGCATTAAACGGAGCAATTATTATTAGGGCGTTAATATGAGTAAGTACAATTTTAATCTTGCAGTTAGTGCAACCATTAACGCAAAAACTGTTGAAGACATGGTCAAAGCAGTTGTTGAAGAACAAACCGGACGCAAAGTTACTTCCGTTGATCTTAAAGTTAAAATGATAACCCAAGGATATCAGCGCGATGAGTACCAAACTCCGATTTTTGAAGGTGTAACAGTTCATTTTGAATCTACACCTGATCGTTGACACTTAGATGGGCTAGGTGTTATAATATAAACAAGTCCACTAGATAGACTGGTGGCATTTTAGATAAAGGATTTTTATCATGAAACTAGCAAACAATCTCATTCTCAACACCGATTCTTACAAAGTTTCGATGTTCAAACAGTACCCAGCAGGTACTACCGGTGTATATAGCTATATCGAAAGTCGCGGAGGTCGGTACAATCAAACTGTATTCTTCGGGCTGCAAGCCTTTATTAAAGAATATTTGCTTACTCCGATTACTTGGGACGATATCGAGATTGCAGACACTATCCTTGCTGCACACGGCGAACCTTTTAACCGTGCCGGTTGGGAATACATTATCAACAAGCATAACGGATATCTTCCGGTTGTTATTCGAGCAGTACCTGAAGGCACGGTAGTACCTGTTAAGAATGTACTTGCAACTATCGAAAACACCGATCCTGAGTGTTTCTGGCTAACTACTTGGCTTGAAACTGCCCTGCTTCGCGCCGTTTGGTATCCTACTACTGTTGCTACGCAAAGCTGGACTATTAAACAAGTAATTAACGACTTCCTGGAGAAAACTGGTGATCCTTCCTCTATTAATTTTAAGCTACACGATTTTGGTGCTCGCGGTGTTAGCAGTTTGGAGAGTGCGGGCATTGGCGGAGCCGCTCACCTTGTCAACTTTATGGGCACGGATACAATTTCTGGTATCCTTTATGCTCGTGAGTACTATAACGCTGGGATTGCTGGCTTTAGCATTCCTGCAGCTGAACACAGTACCATAACTAGTTGGGGACGCGACAACGAGGTAAAAGCATATGAAAATATGGTTCGACAATTTGCTAAGCCTGGATCTATTTTGGCTGTTGTTAGTGATAGCTACGATATTTTCAACGCCGTCAAGAATCTCTGGGGAACTGAGCTTCGTCAGATGGTTATTGATAGTGGTGCTACTGTTGTTATTCGCCCCGACAGCGGTGACCCTGTTGTAGTTAATCGTCAGCTAGTTGAGATCCTGGGTGAAAAGTTTGGTTACACTGTAAACAGCAAAGGGTTTAAGGTTCTTAACAACGTTCGACTGATTCAAGGTGACGGTGTTAATGAGCTGACTATCCGCAGCATCCTGGGAGCATTTATGGCCATGGGTTGGAGTGCTGATAACATAGCCTTTGGAATGGGCGGTGCGCTACTTCAGGCAATTGATCGTGACACTCAACGATTTGCCATGAAATGCAGTTCAGCATGTGTTAACAGTGAATGGATTGATGTCCAAAAGGATCCGATCACCGATAGTGGTAAAAAGAGTAAAGCAGGACGAGTAGAGCTTTGGAAGAGTGGTAATGAGTACGCTAGTGCAGTGTTTCGCCCGACTGGATGGACTGATAAAGGGGTTAACTGGGATCCTGTCCTACAGAAAGTATTTGAGAACGGTAAGCTCTACAATGAAATCTCATTTGAAGAAGTCCGTAAAAACGCATCCAAGTAAGTAAGAGAAAGGCCTTTAAGGCCTTTCTCTTCATTTATATTTTGCACTAAGAATTTAAATTTGACAATCGTAGCTTGATATGTTAAACTACAATCAGAGATTACGGTGATTAAACTAAGTCAAAAATAGTCTTTTAAACAGCACAACATAAGGTGTAGCGGCACCGGATAGTTTACCGCCGAGCAAGGTTCTGATGTGTGACCCGCTGTTCAATTCGCCTCTTTGTGCAGGCGGCCTTTATGCACTACCTCCTTTATGGAGATGCCATTAAAATGACTCCCCTATGCGGAGATAACGTTTGCGTAATTGTATTGGTTGAGTTAGAAAAGATCTAACTAAATTGTCTAATGTTGCCATAGACTCGAATGATGCCGCAGAGTCTTTAAAAGTCGCAAGTAGTGGGGTAAGGTGCAGAGCCCAGAGCAGCAGACAACCAAAATACTACTCATCAAGTGTGTGCGAAACACTCAGCGAATGTCTCTGACATTTTTTACGATGTCCCGGAAACGGGCATCGTATGGCTCAAGCATCTAGCGAAATATCTATTAAAAATTAATAAAAGAAAAAAAGCTCTAAGCGATAGCGTAAGAGCAGTTGAGCGTTCGCTCAACTTTAGATTAAAAGAATAATCTGCTATAATACATACATAAGGAGTATTACAATCTTTCATGCAAGATAAATACCTGCATGAAAGTTAGAGAAATTATATCTGAATTGACTTACCAAGGGCGTAAATGCACTAAGGACTGCAGTGGACATGCTGCAGGATATCAGTGGGCTATGGCTAGGAATCACACAGCACCGTGTACTTCACATAGCCCAAGTTTTAATGGCGGATGCGACATAGCTGCAACACAACTTAAGAACAAGAAAGTTGTTCGTCCTAAAGTTCGTGATACCAGCGGTCGTTTTATCCGTGCTACTTATCGAAGATAAACTAACTTTTAATTATGTATAAAATATATTGGACAAATCCTGATAGCAATGACGCTTATTCAGGAGACTTTGAAGACTTAACCAAAGCTCTTAAAGAATGTGAGATGCTGCGGCGAGAAGGCCGCACTTTTGTCACAATGGTTAGCGAAAACCCTAATCATGTGGGGAAAACCGGAGCCGTAGGTGTAGTAGATGGAAAGCTTCCGGACGGAAGCCCATACAGCTGGACCAAAGATGATCGGGTGGGCGCTGCTTTTAAAAATAAGAGCCCTGCTGTTAGTACAGATAACCTTGTAGTAAACTTAGATGATCCACGTTAATCTACACGTTAAGAACCCATTTAAGTCTGAGCTATTTAGAAATATATGGACCAAGGCGTGGAATATAAGTAAAACTCGGACACTAGAGATTCAAACATATTACTATTCCTGGAACATTTTTGAACTATCTCTTAATCTTGCATGTAAAGGATCCGACCATGCAGGGCCCAGTTTTGAAATTGGGATATTAGGGTGGTATTTTTCGGCAAGTCTGCCCGATAACCGACACTGGGATTACAAAACTAATTCGTGGATAAGCCACACAGACTAGTAAAATGATAGTATAATACTTGTATAGTAACCTAACAAGAGATTATACAATGGCTAAACAGGTAGTCTACAAGGGCTTAGAGCTGTCCAAAGGCAGCAAGGCTCTCGAACTCTGGCAAGAGTGGCAGCGTGAAACAAAAGATCGTAATGCTGCCCAAAAGAAACTTGACACCCATATGAAAGACGTTGAGCAACGATATGAATCCCTAATGAAGTGGTATCCTTCGGAGTAATAATCATGGGTCTTATTAAAGAAAAAATTATCCAAACTTATGGTCGAGAGCCTGAGACTCTGGATGAGCTTGCGCAATGCGTGATCAAAATCATTGAATCTAAGGTTAACGGTGCACATTACGATCCTAACTATAAAGGAACCCGGTATCGTGTACTAGGTTTGGCTTGGGATATTTCTCATAGTTCTTTGGTTAGTAACAGTCACTCGGCACCCGAAGGGCGCTTAGAAAATTGGTGCGGGCGAATTCCAGATGAACCACGTGGATATCCTGGCTGGGAAGGTCGGGTGTGGATCAGGCTTGAAGAGGAGTCTAAGGGTGCAGGATCTCACATGTTTCACGAAACACTAACTCACCCTGGGTCTGGTGGGTCTGGTGACTACAGTGGTCCCTGGCGAGAAATCAACATTGCTAGCTTCGACCTCAAATATAATGTTAAGAAGAAACCAGCTGCCAAGTCTAGGATACACCTCTATAGTTACGATTATCGAATCTATGATCTTGACTGGCCGCTAATTGCAAAATGGGTGGAAAAGCAGAAAATGTGGAATGAAATAAAAGGACATAAGGTCAACCTGACACACAGCTTCTGTTGGGAAGATCCTGCTACTCTTGCAGCAGATGATGAGCTTCTAAAAGAGTATGCTGTAATAAAATCTAATCTCAAATAACACCATGATTCATTTTTTACAAATCGTAATACAATCTAAAGGCATAATTGCAAAAGGCAGTCCACAAGAAGATTTTCGGGCGTTTTTGCAATTTGCAGACTCGGAAACTATGAAAGTATACGAGCTTCGTGGTTACGGGGATACTGCAGGCGGTGCAGCAGACGATGCATGGCGTCGGTATAAAGAAGACCCTTTGTTTTACATAGAAGATAGTTGGGAATGGAAGTAGGAATAGCGAATACTATGTTATAATAGTTAGCATAACATAACTAAGGAACACAAATGACACCGTGGATTCAAAACGTATCAATGAGCGACATCAAGCAAGGATTTCATATAGATCCAGGCATTAACTGCATGTTGATTCAAATTTGCGACCCGCCTGGCGATTTTCCTGTGCCTAAGTATCAATTTCGAGAAGTACATCAATTTGATTTTCTTGACATCGAAGAAGATGGTATGACTAACTTTGGTGATGGAGAAATGGTAGATGTTAGTGAGTTTGCTGTTACACAAGATCAGGCTAACGAGCTTGTACGTTTGCTACAGCATGCTATGGAAAACCGTATGAATGTGATTGTGCATTGTCATGCAGGTGTTTGCCGTAGCGGTGCTGTTTGCGAAGTTGGTGTTATGATGGGATTCCGTGATACCGAAGTATTTCGTAGTCCTAACTTACTAGTCAAGCATAAGATGATGAGAGCGTTAGGGTGGACATATTCAGATTGAGATAAATAAGTTTATGAATAATAAACTTTTTAACCCAACGAGATTGATGATAAAACGGCATACTAAAACTGGGCTGAGATATTTTTGTAAAACTCCTAGAAAAAATTACTTAAAATATCTCGGATCCGGCAGTCGTTGGACGCAGCATATTAAAAAGCACGGAATCGAGTATGTTGTTACAGATTGGGTCAGCGAACCGTTTAATGATCCTAATGACATTAAAGAATTTGCTGTTCTTTTTTCAGAATTTTTTGATATAGTAAATTCTAACGACTGGGCAAATTTAAAAATTGAAGACGGCCTTGAAGGAGGAATGAGTAGTCAAACTGCTAAAGAAATGTGGCAAAAGCCCGGAGTAAAAGAAAGGCGTAGTGCTATTCAAAAAGAAGTACAAAACAGAGACGGTGTTAAGGCAGCTAAAAGAAAAAATACAAAAGACTCGTGGATTGACGAAAAGATACGAGTTTCCCGTATAAAAAAGATTAAAGAAAAACGTGCATTACAAGTAATGGGCCCATCTCCCCTTAAGGGAAAAACACTAGATGACATCCATGGAGCTAATGCAGAAGAAGTTCGAGAAAAAATTTCAAAATCTTTAAAAGAGTCTGCAAATACTCCGGAAGAAAAAGAAAGAAGAAAACATAAAATGTTAGAGTTATGGAGTGACGAAACATTTAAACAGAATAGATCACAGTCTATAAAAAGTGGTTGGGATAAAGGAAGAGAATCTCGGTCTGGGCTAAATCATGTTAAAGCTGATATGACAGTATATACATTTATACACGAATCTGGCGCAGTTGAAAACTGCACACGAGTTGAAATGAAACAAAAACATAAAATTGGAAATATTTCTAAATTAATATCGGGCACAATTAAAAGTTCTATGGGCTGGACTATTAACGGACACCCCATCCCAGATGACTGGTCTAGCAATTTACGAGACGGAGATATCTAATATGAAACCTTGTCCGTTTTGTGGCAAAGAAGTCGACCTTGAAGATGCTGATACACTTTACCCAAACGGGTGTGGTTGGAAAGATCGGCCTGAAGGATTTCGATCCTATCACTCGCATCGAGAAGTTTCAGAAGAGCAGTGGTGTTGGAGCATGCACTGTCCTGAAACGTCGGGCGGATGCGGTGCTGAAATTAGTGGTGACTCTAAACAAGAGTGCATTGATAAGTGGAATAAACGAACAGGAGAAATTAATGCCTAAATGTTATCAGTTGATCGGAGTTCCTGCAGCAGGAAAATCAACCTGGGTTGACGCACAAAACTGGACTGCTGAATGTGCTTATATTAGCAGTGACAAGTGGGTTGACATGTTTGCACGAGAAGTAGGAAAGACTTACAATGAAGTATTCAAAGCAATTATGCCTACTGCTGTTGAACTTATGACTAAGGAAGTAGTCATGGCACGAGAAGCTGGCCGAGATATTATTTGGGATCAAACTAGTGTTTCCGTAAAGAGTCGATATCGAAAGTTCAGCATGCTACCGGACTACGAACATATTGCGATTGTTTTTGCCACACCAGATCCGATTGAACATGCACAGCGTCTGGCTAGTCGCCCTGGAAAAACTATTCCTAAGCATGTGCTTGATAGCATGATCGAGAGCTTTGAAATGCCTACAGAAGCAGAAGGATTTAAGGAAATTTGGTACGCTAGCTAATCAGCTAAACTATAACAAAGCACTGTTTGACAGTGCTTCCTTTTGACTATATAATAAGTATAATTAGACACAGAGAGAAAAAACATGACTATTTGGGTAACAAGTGATCTCCATCTGGGACACAAAAATATTATAAAGTTTTGTCCGATTACTCGCGGCCGATTTACGGATGAGGCACATATGACTGCCGAGATTGTTAAAGAATGGAACGAAAAAGTCCAACCAGGCGATCTTGTCTACATACTCGGCGACGTAGCGTTTATGAATGCAGCTAAAGCTGCATCTGTTCTTGATTCTATGAACGGAGATAAGATTCTTATTGAAGGTAACCACGATCAGAAAGCAGTTGAAAACGCAAGCTTCCGCAGTGCATTCAAAGAGATACACAAGTATCTTGAGATTAAGCATAACGGACACCTGATTTGCATGTTCCATTATCCTATTTTTGACCATAATCAAGCAGGCCGGGGTAGTATTATGTTACACGGTCATCGTCACGGAAATCCGCATAATCTTCCTGGAAGAATTATGGATGTAGGGTTTGACGCAACCGGTAATCTTGTAACAAATTTAGATGATATTGTAGAGAAACTTACAAAAGTGGATCCTATGCATCATCACTAACTGTTATAAGGTTAACGCTAGATATTTTGTATTTAAGATTAACATGCTGTCCTTTGTTAAGCATCAATCTTAAAAGATTTCTCGGGAGCATCAGTGCGGCACAGGCATCTTTTATGGAGTTGTAAACAACTCCATTTACTTCTATTTTAGTTGAGCTTTTTTCAGATGCGTGTGCGGTATTAACATTTACTATTCTTTCGATCTTGTTAGGATTAGACAAGCAATACTTTCCATGCCATCTATTGTAATGTGCGGTTAACATAGTGGTATTACAGTATTCGCAAGTCACGCGAGGATAACTTTTACGAGATTCACGTAATCTTTGTTTAGTTTCCTCGCTTCTTTTTGATCCTAAATGTGCTTGCCTTACCTTTTCAATAGCATCTGCAGATTTTTTCTTACCTTTGCGACCCGCGCTCATTTTTGCTTTTGTTTCAGCTGAAAAAACTTGTAATGCACGTTTGGCTTTGATTTTTTCTCTTGCTTCTTGACTATGAGTTCTGCCTTTTAATGCAGCTGATCGAGAAATATTTGCTTCGATTTTTAATTTCTCAAAAACACGAGAATTGATCTTAATGTCTTTTGAAGTCCGCATTTTCATTGCAGTTATAGCATAAAGCATTTTAGCTCGATATTTCGGATTTACACATTTTATCAAAAGAAGATGAGCAATATAGTGTTCTCGAGGTGTTAGCGCTACAAGGTTGTTGTTTGGAACAATTGATTTTGGAACTATGTGATGCTTCTCTAAAATCGGACCAGTTGACGGTGTTGATGTAAGACTTTCGTACCATGTTAGATATTTGTTTTTGCAGAACACGTCTGGATAATTGTTAAGTAGTATTGACATTTTGAAAAGCTCCGTGTATAATGTATTTATACAAGAAGTCCAATTAGCGAGTGGAACTGCATGCATAGAGGTTCTATTCATTTTTACGGTCACCTTCATCAAGGAGCTAGCGGACTTGAGCAGTATCGGGCACGTAACGTAGGGTGGGACTGTACCGGTAACATTGTTACATCAATTGATGACATGATTGCAGACGCCCTTAATGGGGAAATCAAGCACCATCACTAACATGCTCTATATACGGTAAATACATGCATGAAAATTAATGAACTTACTGGAATTAAACACCATATCTCTAAATTAGAACCCGGTGCCGGGCACGAACAGTGGCAAGAGTTGTTAGCTAAACAAGGTTTTCGGCCGATTGGACAAGGGCTTAGTGCACAGGTATATATGCATCCTAAACTACCATATGTTCTTAAAGTATTCACAGTAGAAGATACGGCATATCCATATTGGGTTAAGCTTTGCAAAACCGTTTTATTAGGAAATCCGTATGTTCCGGTATTTAGGGGAAACCTTGTTCGAATAAATGCCGACGCATCTGCGGTTAGGATGGAGAGGTTATCTCCTGCTACTGAAGAACAAAAACAATTAGCCCGTGATCTACACCGGGCTATTTTAGGAATTAGAAGAACTGGTACACCTTGGCAGAACTACGACGCATTTAATGGTAAGAAATTTGATGATCAGTTAGTAGAAGCAGTTAACTATATTGTTAAGGGATCCGCCGAGCATACATTGGATTTAAAAGCTGCAAATGTCATGAGCAGAAATGGGCAATTAGTGTTTACCGATCCACTAGCATAGGTAAACAGTTGATTTCTAAGTAGATCTAGTGTATAATATAAACAAATACAGTTACACAGAAAGATTAAAATGGATTTAGTTGACCGAGCCCGAGTTTATGCTACAGCAGCACACTCTGCTGTAAAACAATTACGAAAGTACACAAATGAGCCTTATTGGGTGCATCCTGCTGAAGTTGCAGAGATGGTATCTACTCGTCCGCACGATCCTGAAATGATTGCAGCAGCCTGGCTGCACGATGTTGTCGAAGACACTGGAGTAACCATTACTGATATTCACCGAGAATTTGGACCCGTAGTTGCAAGTTATGTACATTGGTTAACCAATCCCAGTAAGATCGAAGATGGCAACAGGGAGCAACGAAAAGAGCTAGATCGAGCGTTTATTCGTAACGCACCTGCTGAAGTCAAAACTGTTAAGCTAGCTGATTTAATTTCAAACTGTTCTAGTATTGTAAAGCACGATCCAAATTTTGCAAGAACGTATCTCGAAGAAAAGCGTCTTATGCTTGAGGTCCTTCGAGACGGAGACCCTGTTTTATGGAAACTTGCTGCTAGTATTGTAATGGAGTAATAAAATGAGAATTGAAACTGTAAATGGTCGTAAAATTGTTTGTGGTCACATCTATCCTAAAGACGAACTAGCTGTGGGCCAAACGTGGGCACAAGCAGACGGCGGTAATCGAGTAGTTGTTATTCGAGAACTAGACGAGCGTACAAACGGTGCCTTGTGGGTTAAGTACGGCGAGCACGGCAATGATCGGACCCTTGAAAAAGATTGGTTCACTTTCCAAACACGATACTGTCGTGTAATAGAGGATTAATATGAGTGGCAAATTTATGTCCCGCAAGGATCTACACGAAGCACGACGAGAACAAGAGATTTGGAACTCCATGCTCAAACGCGGCGAAATAGATCCTACTAAGTTTGTACGTACCGCTTACGTAGTTTGCGGATGCGGTGCAGAAGGATGTGGTTTCATTACACGATGGATGAAAGACTATCCTGACGTAGTAGACCTTGAACAACAAAAAGCTTTGTATCAAAAATGGCTTGAAGAACACCCAACACTAGTCTAAGAAACTAGATGTCATGTATGTTATAATAGTTACTAGCAACACACAACACACTGGAGTTATAAATGTTTAAAGAAAAACTGAAACAGTTTGTCCTGGATAATCCTAAGTTGGTTTCTATGAAGCCAGCCGGTAATGAGTTGTTTGTACTTAAATATACTCGCCGAGTGTTTTTTGATAACCTGTGGAATGACTTTCTTGAGGAATGCCGTGGCACCATCGTAGATAAAGATTTCAATGTGGTTTCCCGACCATTTACCAAAGTTTATAATTATGGCGTCGAAGATCGGTGTCCGGTATTTGATAAAAAGACATTGGTTACCGCATATCGTAAAGTCAACGGATTTATGGTTTGTGTGACTTGGCATAATGGGGACATTCTAGTATCCACTACAGGATCCACCGATTCTGACTATGTGTGTATGGCTAAAGAAATGATGCTCAAACATATGAAATGGGAAGATTGGCAGATTGAAGTTTGCGGTAGTCAGGGGTTGTCTTTGATGTTTGAATGTGTTCATCCAGAAGATCCGCATATTATTCCGGAAATTCCGGGCATGTATTTTCTAGGCTGGCGTGAAAACTCTTGGGAAAGTACTGTCAAGGGGTTTGGTGTTAATATGGCCAACCACTGGAAAGATTATGCAGAAAATGTTCTGAATTGCTATGCTGCAGAGGCAGTGGTATTGCCCCTTGATGAGTTGCAAGGCATCGTTCGGCAAGTCAAGCACGAGGGGTTCGTTGCTTATACTTCGGATAATCAGTCTTTTAAAATTAAGAGTCCTTATTACCTAACTTCAAAGTGGGTTGCAAGGAATCCAAAAACTGATAAGTTAACGGATTTGAAGAACGACATCAAGAAAACAATTGACGAAGAGTACTACGGACTTATCGATTCAATTCGCGAGAATATAGATCGATATACTGCAATGGACGAACAAGCTCGCCTTTCTTGGGTAAGAGAGCAGCTGGCATGAATCAAACAAGGCTAGAGTCTTTAACTGAAGTTAGTATTAACGTAGCTATTGGATGGGTAACAGGAATTGTGACTCAACTGATGTTGTTTCCTATGTTTAATATTAATGTACCGTTGGGTGATCAATTTTGGATTAGTATAGTGTTCACAGTGGTTAGCATTGTTAGAAGCTATGCAATTCGACGCTGGTTTAATGCCGGAATTCACAAGTTAGCTGTAGAGTTCATAAGGAAAATTGCATGATCGATGAAAGTAATTTGCCAGTTTCTGAACAGAGTCTGGTGTATAGGTTACGTAAGCGTGCTGAGATACGTAGACAAATTCCACACCGAAAAAGTGTACAGGAAGGTAGCCCTGACCGAATTGCAGATTTGCTAGAAGAAGCAGCCGCAGAAATAGAAAAGCTTCTATCACTACAGTCTAGGTAACCGTTAAATAGTGCTCCTGTGTATAAATATAATAAAGGTATATACCAGGAGTTATTAATATGGCATTGCAAATTCGCAGGGGCACCAATTTAGAACGGATGTTAATCACGCCTGTTCAAGGTGAATTGATTTACACAACTGACACAAAAAAGTTGTACGTAGGAGATGGGGTAACAGTTGGTGGTATTGCAGTCGACACCGACACCATACCATCTATTACACAATTGAATAATGTAGCAATTAGTTCACCTGTTTCGGGGCAAGTTTTAAAGTTTGATGGAGCCAACTGGATTAACGGACCTGACTTGTCATCTGCTATTAATACCATAGCAGGATTAGATGACGCATCAATTAATCAACCAACTGTTGACCAATTTTTAAAATTTAACGGCGCCAAATGGGCGAATCATACGCTAACATTAAATAACATATTCAACGTTAATGTTAGTTCAACACCTTCCAATGGACAAGTACTAACGTTTAACGGTAGTGACTGGGTTAACCAGTTGTTATCCTTAACTGACATTACCAGTGTGGCTAATCCTTCAGTTGGGCAAGCATTAAAGTTTGATGGATCTAATTGGGTTAACCAATCTGTTTCACTGAGTGAAATATCTGGCATTACGGTTACTTCACCAACAACAGGGCAGGTTTTGAAATTCAACGGAACTAGCTGGACTAACATGGCAGATGATGTTGCTACAAGTATTGGTAGCATCAGTAATATCGGAGATGTTACTCTTACAGGTTCTCCTGCTGCAGGTGAAGTACTAAAATTTAATGGCACCAAGTGGACTAACAATAATTTTGTAGAAGAAATACAAGATGTAGTTGCCTCCATGTTCTCAGGCGCACAGACTAACATTAGTGTGTCATATGATGATGCAGCAGGTAAACTTACTTTGGTTGTTACAGACCTAACCGGAATTACTTCTGTTCAACAAGATCCTGGGCCTACATTAGGCGGTAATTTAACTTTAAATGGAAATAACATTAGCGGAACTGGCGATATATCTATAACTGGGTCCATTTCGAATAATAGTTTAACCTTAAGCAATAATGAGATACAAACTGTAACAGGACCGGTTATTATGCCGTCGGGTGTGGTAGTAGCTCCAACAGATGCCCCACCACTTGACCCAGTCAGTGGACAGTTATCAGTTGCTGATGGAATAACTTGGACCCCTGCAGGTGCAGGTAAAGAAGCACTAATGGTTTATTTAGGTGGCGGCTGGAGAATAGTAGCTCAACAACCTTGATGCATTTATACAGAAAATGCACCTTAACGGTGCATTTTTCTTGACTAAGTACTAACTAACGTATATAATAAGTTATGATTAGCAAAAGCCCTGACAGATTCAGCTTTCAAAAAGAAAGCTATTTGTCTCATTGTCAGATTAATAATACTGAACCGGAGCAGGAACATTTAGAGCTCTATCAGAAAATGATAGATCAACATACAAATAGATGGGGTGATCCGCATACTAGAAAAAATAACTTAGAGTATGATCTATTGACTACCGATTGGATTTTACAAAAAGTTAGGACTAGTAAGTCTTATGCGCAAAATCTATACGCCGCTATGTGCAATAATGACTTTATTAAACGTGATCTTTGGCCAATTTTAAAAGAAGAGAAATGGGGATGCAGTTGGAGATATGCCGGGGGCATAATAGCTGATATGCGTGAACAAGGCGACTATATTGATTGGTATTGTTCAGGAATACAAGACGTTAACCAATCGAATCTAAATTCTGACTATGTTTCGGAAATGACCGTAACAGATGAAATTGAACAAGATTTATTTAACCTAGGATGGCTTGTTGTTAAATACAGCAATGAAAAATAATGGTATTAACATTTAACTCAGAAGATATATTTAAAGAAATTCCGGGAGACCCGGATAACGTAACGTTAGAATTCCCGCCAGAAGTCATAAAAAGCACTGGTTGGCAAGTAGGGGATTTATTAACTGTTACAATTAAAGACAATGCAATCGTTATAAAAAAGAATGGCTAAAAACTCAGAACTAATTGAACTAACTGGTAAAGTTGTAGAGGTACTTCCTAATAGTACATTTCGTGTAATACCTGAAGGTATGCAAGCAGAAATACTTTGTTATATGGGCGGAAGGCTTAAAAAAAATAAAATTAAAGTAATTTTAGGTGATCCAGTTAGAATTGAAATGAGCCCTTATGACCTAAGCAAAGGCCGAATTACATATCGGATATAAAATGAATTTGGTTCTCAACTGCGTGTATAGAGTATGTAATTCTGTTAAGCAGCAGCATAGAGAACCTATCAGCTTCAGGAAGCTTGTTGCAAATACACGCAAAACATTTAATGAACATGGGGTTAACTTAGTAATACGATCGGTATTATGTCGAGAACTAATAGTTAATCAATTTTATGTTGAGGCGTATTACTACGAGGATCAAGGACATCCGCCTATGGAAATCATTGTTTACCATAGGTTTAGAAGATGCCAAAAGTTTGAAACTACACAAATAACTAACTTTTTGATACAAATTTATGATGCAGTTGTTCACGAGTTTCGGCATCAGTATCAGTCTCAACATAGAAATTATGAGCATTTTAGCACCAACAAATCAGGATATGCTGCATACCTTGCAGACCCAGATGAATTGGATGCATATGCACTCAGTATAGCAATCGAACTACTACGACACCTGCCTAAATTTCGAGCAAAAATCTACATGACTAGGTTGCAAACATTGTCCAAAATGAAGGGGCATGGTGTTCTCATAAGCCCAATCCTAAATAGTTATGTGGGTCAGTTCAAAAATAATCCCCTTCTTAAACGACTGTCTAAGAAGGTATACCTTCACATGGAAAACATTGACAGTGCACTGATTTTTAAGTAAAATATACGTATTGCAGTGTTTAAAGGTAGACAACAATGTCAGTATACGATACACAGAAAGTCCTTGAACTGTCCTGTGCAGCTTTTCGAACTTACGGTTCTTATATTAAGGATAATGAGTTTGTCTACGACAGTGATGGCAAATTCTTGTTTGTTAAACACTCCAATAAAGATTTGGTTAAGTATGCGTTGGGTATTTTAAATTTTAGCAATACAGAACAAGAGTTTCGACCTATAAACTTAATTCTAATGCCCGAAGATGCGGTTCAGGCAGAGATAATTAAAAATTATTTTAAAAGGTTGATGTTTAGCGCGGTCAAGGGAACAAACGAGTTCGAAACAGAAATAAACGCGTTATTGGAAAGCGACGCAATACCTAGCAATAAAGTTGGATATATTGCCTGTTTGCCTAGCGTTTATGACAAAGAGATAGCCAAAAAAACTATTAAAAAAGGACTTGCGTCATGCGAAGATATCCGACTTGCAGAAGAAGGCGAATCTTTAACTGATAAAGATTGTGAAATCTTACGTGTGACTCGTTCGAAGAATTTCCCTGCGTGGAACACCCTTGCCATAATCGATAACAGAATTGTTAGCTGGATGTCTAATAAAGAACCTACAGTAGGACCAGCGGTAGTTGTTAAAGCCAAGGTAAAAGGCTTTGGTACAAACTATCAAACTGGCAAAACTGAAACACGTCTTAATTATGTAAAGATTGCACAATGAGTTACACAGAACAAGAATACGAAGATTTTGAGAAACGTATGCACCAACGTTTTCCTGGTATGTTTAGTAATCCCTACGGAGGATTTGCAATAGGAAAAGGGTGGTGGCCTATTATTGAAACTCTTTGCGAGAATATACAACGTCATATAGACTGGAAAAATAGTACACGATCAAATCTGTTAAAAAATAACCCGTATGATATCAAGGTGCCCGATGAAGTTGAGCAAGTTGTTGTTGCACAAATAAAGGAAAAATTCGGAACTCTTCGATTCTATTATGATGGCGGCGACGACGTAATTCGTGGCATGGTGCAAATGGCAGAAGCCTGGGCAGATTCTAGTTGTGAAGAGTGTAGAGCACCTGGATCTCGCCGAAGTGGAGGTTGGGTTCGAACACTGTGCGACACACATGAAGAAATTCATCAGAAACAAATAAATGAAAGATTTAAAAAATGACCTTAAAGATTAAAGTTGTTTCAGACTTACATCTTGAATTTGGTGACATCACTATTCAAAATGCTGAAGGCGCAGATGTTCTAATTCTAAGTGGCGACATCTGTATTGCAGAAGATCTCTATGACTTTCCTGTTGAAAAATACCTTTTGTCGGATGCAATGCGTAAACAATCGGAAAGTCATAGAAAAAGTAGTGCATACCGATATAGAGAATTCTTAAAAAGAGTCAGTGCAGATTTTCCTAATGTAATTTACGTAGCTGGAAATCATGAATTCTATCATGGAAAATGGGTTAAATCGTTGCAAGTTCTGCGTGACGAATGCGCTAAATTTGAAAACATTCATTTTTTAGAAATGGATTCGTTAAAAATTGACGACGTTACTTTTATTGGAGGTACGTTGTGGACTGACATGAATAATAACGATCCGCTAACACTACATGCAGTTAGTGGTATGCTCAACGACTTTACGTTAATACGTAACGATGATGCCGGATTTACCAAGCTTCGTCCAGCTCATACTACAGTTCGAAATCGAAAAATGCTAGAGTATATTCGTGCAACAGTTGAAAGTAAGCCCGATGAAAAATATGTTATAGTCGGACACCACGCACCTTGTAGGCTTAGTATTCATGAAAACTATAAAAGCGATTACATCATGAATGGGGCATATGCTAGTGATTTCAGCGAGTTTATTTTAGACCATCCACAGATTAAATTATGGACACATGGGCATATGCATACGCCTAGCGATTACATAATTGGCGAAACACGTATAATTTGCAACCCTAGGGGGTATGCAACTGAAGAACACCTGAGTAAATTTGATCCCAAACTAATAGTGGAGGTATAATGGAACAACAAACAATCCCAGATATTATACGATCTTCAGCAAAAAACATGTATAATTTGTTGTTAGAATTAGCAAATCACATAGAACAACTTGAAACTGAAAATGCCGACCTTAAAAGCAGAATTAAACCAGAAAGCAACCAATAGCACCGTTAGTATGCTTGAGCGATGGCTCAGAAGCGTACTCAGTGAAGGTGTAGTTACTGTGACTTTTACAAAAAAGGACGGTGCAGAACGAATTATGGTCTGCACTACTAGCGACAAAATTGTACCAAAGACAGTACATCAAACAAATACGGATTTTCCAGTAACGAAAAAAGAAAGAAAACGCAATCCGTCAGTTGCCGCGGTATACGACATCGAGGCAAAGGCATGGAAGAGCTTTCGATGGGATAGTATTAAACAAGTGAGTTTTGAATTAAAATGAAACAAATTGTAGAAAGTACCTGCGAAGTCATGTGCGAAGACAACGGGCGTCGTATGGTAGGCGAAATCCTAAGTTTTAGGGAACATGACCATGTGGCTGTAAGCGTTAACCGTCAAATTAAACTTGACATGAAATGGAACGGACACGTTTACGAAGCCAAGTCTGCGAAGCTTAGTTTTGTTACTGACGGCCCACTAATTAGGATCATTAAAACTGGAAGAAAATGAGCACACAAACACTTAGCCAAATTTTTCAATCCATTCCTGTTGGTACTGTAGAATGGAACGACGATCATACCACTGATTACTCTGTCGACCCTCTAGCATGCGCTGTAGCTATGTATCGCAATAGCACAAGCTACGGGTTACTCAGAGCTGCTAACGCTATCACTGATGAGGATCAAGCGCAAGCTAACGCTATTAGGAATTACTACAGTAAAAAATATTTCTGGGATAGCCTTAAGGCACAGCGGCCTCAAAGTGAATATCGACAGAATGCAGTTCGACTATTGTCAATCACCAAAGACTGGAAGCTCACTGATCGAGATGCCGGGCTATTTGTCAAACTACCATGGTTTTATGCAGAAGACCAGATATATGACGAATTTCGATCCACACTTAAAGTAAACCGAGACAGTTATGTGGGCCCAAATGCCTTTGACAGTGTAAGTAAAAAACTTACGTATCTTAAAAAGACTATACGTTGGCAAGGTAGTAAAAGAGCAGTCAGCTTTTGGTTTAAAGATGATGACAGCAAACTATCTGCAGTGACTGTTTATGCCGACAATCCGTTTAACGACATTTTTGAAGAACAGATACAAGTTCCTCGAGTATTTGAATTCACTCCTAAAGTTGACAGACTAGTTGACATGTGGTATAATACTATTAAATCATTTAAAATTATAAAGGAACCCAATGCCTAATCTTATCCCCACCGTTATCGAAACTGAACCTCGCGGTGAACGCGCATACGACATTTATTCTCGTCTCCTTAAAGACAGGATCGTTATGCTTGACACAGATGTTAACGAACACAGCTCAAGTATTATTGTTGCGCAGCTACTTTTTCTTGAGAGTCAAGGCAACGATGATATTCAGTTCTTTATTAACAGCCCGGGAGGTAGTGTAACTGCGGGCTTGGCAATTTATGACACGATGCAGTTTATCAAGCCGGATATTCAAACGATTGTGCTGGGACAGGCATGCAGCATGGGTAGCTTCCTTGCACAAGCAGGCACTCCGGGCAAACGATTTGTTCTTCCTGAAAGTCGTACTATGATTCACCGTGTTAGTTCAGGAACTCCTGGTACTCGCGGTAGTGTTCATGTTCAAGAACTTCAGTTTGAAGATGCAGTTCGTGCCATGGAGGAATCTAAGCGTCTTAACGAACGGTTAACTCAGCTGTATGTTAAGCACAATACCGCTGGAAAAACATACGAAGAACTTTTTAATACAATGAAGTTTGATACATTCCTTAGTGCAGAAGAAGCTGTAGCATATGGACTTGCTGATAAAGTAATTACAAAACGTCCTTAAAGAAAAAGACTGCATATGCAGTCTTTTTTTTACGAAGTCGATGATTGACGACGTTTTAATACTTCTTGCGCAATGTCATTAGCCATGTATTCAGGCGCATGCGCCAACATTCTAGGGCTTTCGATTACGGCAATTATCCATCTCTCCAAAG